TCAATCACAGGATCGTCTGTTACTCGCGGTGGCGGCGGTGGTGGTGGACACCTTAGCGGAACAGGTGGCGCAGGCGGTTCAGGAGGTGGCGGTGCTGGTGCGACAAATGGCAACGGCACAAATGGGTCGGCGAACACGGGCGGCGGCGGTGGTGGCGGTGCTGCCGGTGGCACATACAACGGTGGATCTGGAGGTTCGGGTGTTGTGATTTTGAAATATCCAGATGTATTCACCGCAACTTGGACTGGTGGAGTAACTCAAACAACAACAACTTCAGGCGGTTTCAAGATTTCGACCGTAACTGCCGCAGGTGTATCGGATACGGTGACTTTCAACTAATGGCTCATTACGCATATCTTGATGAAGATAATATCGTGGTCGATGTAATTGTCGGCAAAGATGAAAACGAATTGATTGATGGCTTGACGCCTGAAATCTATTACGCACAAGGAACTTCCTACACGGTCGTTAGGACTTCTTACAATAACAAAATTAGGAAACAATATGCCGGAATTGGTTATCGATATGATGCTGATGCCGATGTTTTTATTCGTCCACAACCTTATTCGTCATGGATACTTGATGCGAATTACGATTGGCAAGCGCCAAAACCTTTCCCAAGCGAACCCGGATTCTGGGTGTGGTCTGAGGAAGTAGGTGACTGGGTCGATGAAGAAGTCACCGTGGCTTAGCCATGCCGGGCGACAACTCCGTGAGCAAATTGACGATCGTTACCCTAACCGTGACCGTCGTTCTGACGGTTGGGTGGCTGACTCGAAGCATTCTAAAAAATCTGATCACACACCTCGAAGAAACGGAGTGGTCAGGGCGATAGACATCGACGCTGGATTAGGTCACTCGAAGGCGTCTGGAATGCTCGCATTAGCCATCGTCGAAGCTGCCAAAGCCGGAGATAAGCGGATCAAATACGTCATCCACAAGGGTCGGATAGCATCAAAGATCAGGGGATGGGCGTGGCGTCCTTACACCGGGCTGAACCCTCACGAGACACACATTCACGTCAGTTTCACTCGCAAGGGTGATCGGGATCGAAGTAACTTCGCAATCTAAGGAGAATCGTGAACGATTACATGAAACATCCAGCAGTTCTCGCAGTAGGCGCATTCCTGAGCGCATGGGCAGCGACGAACTTTGATCTCGACTACCGAGCCGTTCTTTGGTCGGTCGTCGCCGGTGTCTTTGGATACGCGAAGCCCTTCAAGAAGTGAAGGCTGCCGAATGGGTCGGACTGATTGCTGGTCTGACCGGGATTCTTGGTGCGTTTGTAGCCGCGTTGCGATGGACGGTTCACCAGTTTGTCCAAGAGATAGGCAATCAACTATTTACACGGATGGATCGTCTCGAAACTGAGATCGGCGTGTTGACGGCGAGACAGTCAGACATCTATGCCACCATTATCACCGAAAGGGGTTCTCATGGCTCGAAAGACAAAGGCTCAAAAACTCGCAAGCCTGCGCGCAAAAGAGCGAGCCGCTAAGAGAACAAAACCCATCACCGCTCTCGATCTATGGGCGATCAGTCTTTATGAGGTCACTGAGTCCATGAAGCGAGCAGGTTTTGACGACGCAACGATTCAGGGCTGGCTCTGTGATCAATCCTTGCCAGATTGGGTCTTATCGCCATCAAAACCGATCGAGGACGATGACGACGAGGAAGAAGAAGATTATTAGGCGAACCGTTGTTATCAGCGATCTCCAAGTTCCTTATCATGACCACAAAGCCGTCAAAAACGTCGCAGCCTTCATCAAGCGATGGAAACCTGACCGAGTTGCCACCGTCGGCGACGAAATCGACCTTCCTCAGTTGTCCCGATGGGAGCGCGGTCTTGCCGGTGAGTTCGCTGGAACACTTGACCGGGATCGACGAATCACTCAGGAAGTTCTATTCGACCTCCGTGTTACGGATATGGTCAGAAGCAATCACACCGACCGGCTCTATAACTCCATCAAAACCCGGCTTCCAGCCCTAGCAGCCTTGCCCGAACTTCAGTTCGAGAATTGGCTTGGGCTTTCGGGGCTGGGAATCAAGTTCTGGCGCGACCCTATGCCGTTGGCTAAGGGTTGGATTGTCCTTCACGGCGACGAGGGAGCCGTCTCCCAGAAGGGTGGTCAAACGGCTCTAGGATTGGCTCTAAGGCATGGAAAATCGGTGGTCTGTGGTCACACCCATAGGGCAGGGCTTTCGGGGCTTACACAGGCTTCTGGAGGCGTTTTAGGGGGTATTCTGTGGGGCTTTGAGGTCGGAAACCTGATGAACTTTCGTGACGCCAAGTATCTCAAGGGTGGTTCCGGTAATTGGCAGCAGGGTTTTGGGCTGATTTACGAGCATAAGAACCGGGTGACGCCGGTATTCGTGCCGATTGAGCGTGATGGATCCTTCGTGGTCGAAGGGAAGGTCTATGGATGAGATCGTTCCGCTTATCCGCACCATCGATGACCATATTGACGATTGGGATGCCGCGTCAGATTTCGTTATGAAATCGTTATCAAACAATCAGGCAAAGTCTCACCGCTAAGGCGTAGCCTTCAGCTGCCGGATCAACCCACCGGCAGAATCGGGAAATCATGACCGCTATGGGATTTGACCCATTAGCAATTTATTACATCATCGCACTCATCAGCATTCCCATTCTGGGTCTGCTCTACACCGCTATCACCGAAAACTTCTATTGGAAAGGCTGGCAAGATGGAAAACGATTCGCCGAAGGCAATCAACCCACAAAGCATTCTCGATGAAGCAGGTTTCATTCGAGGTGAACGAGGAAAGGTTTACGGTCACCCATATATCAATCATCGACGCATCGCCGATCTTTGGTCTGCTTATCTGGGTATCCCAATACCACCGGATCAAGTCGCGGTCTGTATGGCTCTCGTCAAGATCAGCAGAATCGCCGAAACACCGGGTCATCGAGGTCGAGACGGTTACGTTGACGGAGTGGCTTACCTTTCACTCGCTGCCATGCTCGCAACAGTCGATCCGGAGGAATTCGATGCCTATTAGGGCGAATCATGACTCAAAGATCTGGTGCGACATCTGTAAACTCAGGTTCGGGAAAGTCGGTGGCGAGTGGCATATTCGCGCCATGACGCCGGCTCGTTGGATCGTCATAAGTGAAACAAAGGAGCGAAGGGGTCGCATGAAGGCTTACTGCCAGCCGTGCGCGAACGAAGCGCAAATGGATGGGCAAGGCAAAGTGTGGACGTTTCGAGAGCAGCTCGATTACGCATTAGGAAAAGAGGCAATAAATGGGATGGAATCTGAATGACTACGAACCGGTCGAAGATCGCTTGGCTAAGTTCTGGAATGATTATCCGCCGGGTCGCATTGAGACGGAGTTGGTGGCATACGAAGGTAATCGCTATATCGTGGCTGCTCGACTGTATCGGGTGGACACGGATCCCAAGCCATTCGCAACAGGGCTGGCAGAGGAGACGATTTCTGATCGAGGCGTCAATTCAACTTCGGCTCTTGAAAACGCTGAAACGTCTGCTATCGGACGAGCGTTGGCTAACGCCGGATATGCTCCAAAAGGTAAACGCGCTAGCCGCGAAGAAATGGCAAAAGTAGCAAGGGGCGACACGCCGATCGTTTCACATCCATTCAAGCCGTCCGAAGCAGTCAAAGAGGTTCCAAACGAGCCACAAACCGTGGTCTGGGAGGATGAATCCGAGACTAAGGCGTTTCAAGATACGACCGACATCGCGGCAGCGTTCGGCGGTCAGGTAGTCGGCTTCAAGTGTAAGCATGGCGAGATGCTGCTCAAAGAAGGCACATCAAAGGCAGGTAAGCCCTATCACGGTTACGTCTGCGGAGCGAAGTCGAAAGCAGATCAATGCGAGGCCCGATGGGCGAAGCAGGGTAACGGCGGTCAATGGGTATTCGAGGATCGAGCTGCCGGATGGTAATAACACACGATGAATTGCTGGCAACAATAGATTGGATTGGAAACACCAAAAATGGTGAGGCTTCCACAGCCACTAACTTAGGTGTAGCGGTTTTGGCTTCTCTAAATGCCCTTCGTGCAGTAGTGGAGTTGCATAGTGCAGATATTGGAACTCCAATAGACGAACCAATCTCAGTGTGCGATTGGTGCAAAGTGGCTTATCCCTGCCCAACTATTCAGGCTATCGAAAAGGAGTTGGAATGGTAAGCGAGATGGAATACGACGGATCAGCCAATAATCGAGCGGTGGTCTGCGCTTGGTGTGGTGAACCCTGCGTGTCCTATTCAGCCCGAAAGGTAGTTCTCAATGAGAACGACGCAACGGATTACGATTGGGCATGCCAAACCTGCTACGAGAAGGTGAGATACGGTGAGATATGAGCAACGCATCGAGAAGGCAGCGCGGTCGTGAGGCTGAGAAGATTTTTGCGGACTATCTGGTTCGTAACGGATTCTCGACCGCTCATGTTACGTCTATGGCTGCTAGTGGCAGCGACATTCTGGGTATCGATGGCGTGGATTGGGAAGTCAAGGCTAGACGCGGATTGGTCATTAGCGAGACTATGGCTCAGATCAAGCGACGCAGACGCGAAACCGGACTAGGTATAGGGATCCTTAGACTCGACAAGCAAGGCGAAAAAGCCGTGGGCGATTGGGTTGCCATCCTCACGGCTGATGACCTGATTTACTTACTGAAAGCGGCAGGCTATGGCGACCCCAGATAAATACGTCTTTCGATGCTTAGGTTGCGGAAAGTGGGTTTATATGCGTGAACTGTGTGAGGATTGCTATCCAAAGGATCAGGCGGCATGAAAACGACACGCCGTCTGACCTGCGGTTATGTGAATGGACTTGACGACCATGCTACGCTTAGCCTGCCAGCCTGCGGGGTCAGAGCCCGAGCAGGGGCAGTAGCGATCGGGAGGGC